TAGATTCTATTATCACCCGCGTTGGTGAAAATACTAAGATTATGTTTTGTGGTGATGCCACTCAGTCTGATTTACAAAAGACAAATGAAAGAAATGGTATTGTAGATTTTATGTCAGTCTTGCGTAAAATGCCTTCCTTTGATATAATTGAATTTGGTATAGAAGATATTGTTCGCTCTGGACTTGTCAAGGAATACATCACCGCAAAAATGGAGGCAGGTTTTTGATGGTAAACATTTTTAATGATTATGATCTGGGTCAAAAACTAAACTTTAGTTATACGAATAATAAACCATTTCCAAATATTGTTCTGGATGACTTTATAGATTCAAATGTGGCACATAAATGTTTTTATGAATTAAAGCAATTTAATGAGTGGGGTCATGATCCTTCTGATTATGTAAAAAACCATCAAGTAAATAAATTTTTTATTCCATGGGACTTTGAAAGTTTAAAATATTTGAAGCAATCTGCCCCAACAGTTTATAATACACTTCATTATTTTAATTCTGAATCTTTTTTACAATTTCTTAGAAATCTTACAGGTATAAAAAATTTAATTGGGGATCCTACTTTTGAAGGTGGGGGATGTCATAAAATTCATTCTGGGGGAAAATTATCTCTTCATGTAGATTATAATTTTAATTCAAAAAATCAGTTTAGAGTTCTTAATTTTCTCCTTTATTTAAATCCAAATTGGGAAGAGGAGTGGGAAGGTGCGTTAGAACTTTGGGATAAAAAAGAAAAAAAATGCACCCATAAAATTTTTCCATTATTTAATAGAGCAGTAATTTTTACCTTATCTGACCACTCTATTCATGGACATCCTATTCCATTAAATTGCCCTGAATATATTCAAAGATATTCTTTAGCATTATATTACTTTGTTGAAGAACCAAATCATGAAATTTATGAAAAAAGATCGGTAGTCTGGCATGATATTTAATCACATTGATTTGAATTTACCCCAACTCGAAAGAGAAACAATTGATGGGGTAAGATACTATAAAGTTCCTGATAATGATGAATTAATCAAACTTGTTTCTATTACTTCTGTCACCAGTCATAAAAATCGCCAGATATTTGTCAACTGGCGAAAAAAGATTGGTGAAGAAGAAGCAGATAAGATTACTCGACAAGCAACAAGTCGTGGCACTGATATGCACACACTTGTTGAGCATCATCTCAAAAATGAGATTCTTCCAGAAGTCCAACCTCTGTCTGATTTCTTATTCAAAATTTCTAAGTCAACTCTCAAACGTATAAATAATATTCACGCTCTTGAAGGGTCACTTTACAGTAAACAACTAGGCATTGCTGGCACTGTTGACTGTATAGCAGAGTTTGATGGAGAATTGTCAATCATAGACTTTAAGACTTCTAAAAAACCAAAACCACGAGAGTGGATCGAACACTATTTCGTTCAATGTATGGCATATGGTTGTATGCTTTACGAACTGACTGGTATTCCAGTTAAAAAACTTGTAATCATTATGGCTTGCGAAAATGGAGAATGCGTCGTCTATGAAGAAAGAGACAAAACAAAATACATCAAACTCCTCACCGAATACATTAGAGAGTTTGTTAGAGATAAATTGGAATCATATGGAACCAAATAAGGAATTAGAACAAGTTATAGAAAATAAGTTTCTTACACCCTCCAAGTTTGCTCTAGAAATAGAGAATATCGTGGCAGTGGAGAATATGAATTACATTGATGCTATTTGTCATTATTGCGAAATCAATAATCTTGAAGTAGACTCAGTAACGAAACTTATTTCAAAACCACTTAAAGAAAGACTGAAATGGGATGCCATTCGTCTTAACTTTATGAAGAAAACTTCCCGAGCAAAACTGCCTCTATGATTGTGACTCCTTTTGAAACTTATCAACATTATTTGTCACTTAAAAATCATTTCACAAATCCAAAATACGACTTCTTTAAATACGGTGCGAAGACCCGTGCCAGTGTAACTTCTTTCAATAAAAGAAAGGACAAATACTGGTTTGAAAAAACTTCGCGTAAGTATGATGACAAAGAAGTCGTAAATTTTCTTGTATCAAACTTTGTATCTGCAGACAACCCACAAAACTTATGGATTGGAGAAATTATAAATTCTGGCGAAAGAACATACGCAGAATGGATGCGGAGACAACAGAGTTTGACTTACTTATTCAAAGAGCAAAGCAACGAATTGCTCTCGGAGAACAAATTAGAGGATGTTTTCAACTGTTCCAAAGGACACCCAATCATCCTCAAAAAGTTTCTAAGCGGGCAATTGTCGCTAGAAACCTTAGTCATCTACGACAAAATATTTGGTTTCTCAAAAACTTTCGATAAAAAACTTGACGACCCTGTGTGGGAAACCGTAAGTTTAAAAATTAAAAAATATACTCCATTCATAAATATGGATATATTCCAGTATAAAAAAATTTTACGGGACATTTTAAATGAGTAACTTTTTTGACTCTGATATTATTCAGGATGAACTGAAAGAAATTAATCAGTTGCAAGAAAGCATTTATGGAAGTCTTTTGACTTTCGGTATGATGGACCGTGAAACCAAACTGGAGCATATTGAAAAACTTGAAATTTTGCTAGAAAAGCAAAGAGTGATGTATACTAGGTTATCTCTCTCAGACGACCCACAAGCGGTTGAAATGAAAGAGAACCTACGCAAATCAGTTGCTCTGATGGGATTTCCACCAGAGACTGATATGCAAATCTTATTCAATAGTATGACCAAGACTATTCAATCCCTCAAACAATACATTGACGGTTGAGGGAATCCCTGTTATACTATCCGAGTAATCCCCCGAATCCAATTTATCCGAGGTATCCAAATGGGTTTTTCCGACCTTAAAAAGCAATCTAAACTTGGTTCTCTCACCGCCAAACTGGTGAAAGAAGTAGAAAAAATGAATACTGGTGGGTCAGGTTCTTCTGACGACCGTGCGTGGAAACTGGATGTAGATAAGAGTGGCAATGGTTATGCCGTAATCCGTTTCCTGCCTGCCCCTGATGGTGAAGACATTCCTTTCGTGAAGGTTTATAGTCACGCATTCCAAGGTCCTGGTGGTTGGTTGATTGACACCTGCCTGACGACTATGAATCAAAAGTGCCCTGTATGTGAGCACAATTCTGGTCTCTGGAATAATGGCACTGATGCTGGTAAAGAAATTGCGCGTAAGCAAAAGCGTAAACTGACTTATGTTTCCAACATCTACGTTGTGAAGGATCCTGCTAACCCAGCTAACGAAGGTAAAGTCTTCCTGTTTAAGTATGGTAAGAAAATCTTCGACAAACTCACTGCTGCTATGCAACCTGAGTTTGAAGATGAGGAAGCAATCGATCCGTTTGATTTCTGGCAGGGTGCTAACTTCAAACTGAAAGCAAAGAATGTTGCTGGTTATCGTAACTACGATTCTTCTGAGTTTGCTCGTCCCGATGCTCTTCTGGATGATGATGATGCAATGGAAGGAATCTGGAAGAAGCAGTATTCTCTTGCTGAACTCGTCGCTGCTGATCAGTTCAAGACCTATGATGAACTGAAAAAGCGTCTTGATTATGTTGTTGGTAACAAGGGCACTCCTCGTTACCAGGATCCCGAAGATCTCGACGAAGATAACACTCGTGGTCCTGTGAAAGATCTCGATGAAGATCTTCGCAGCGAACTCAACAACCTCCAACCCACCCGCCGTGCTGCTGCTCCTGCGGTTGAGGAAGATGAGGATGATGATGCACTCAGTTACTTCGCCCGCTTGGCAGAAGACTGATCAGGTGCTATAATGAGGGGAGTGAGACCTCCCCTCTTTTTTTATGAAATCTGATTACTATATTGATAGGATTTCTAAGAAGGATGCGGAAGAACTTCTTCTAACCTATCATTATCTTAAAGATTATTCTAAGGGTTACAAATCAGGATATAATTATGGTTTGTTCCGAAAAAATGAGTTTTCTCCTTTGAATATTGGAGGACCAGTTGGAGTTTGTATTTTTACTGGACTTCCAGTACCAGAAGTGGCGCAAGGAGCATTTGGATTAGAAAGAAATGAACAAGAAGGACTCTTTGAACTTTCACGACTTTGCATACACCCTGAAACCCAACAATCAGAATATAATATCACTTCTTGGTTTGTTTCAAGAGCGATTAAACAGTTACGAAAGGATACTAAAGTTAAAGCAATCATCTCTTACGCTGATAACGATTTTCATACTGGCACAATCTATCGCGCTTGTAACTTTAAGTACTGTGGTCTTACAGAACCAAAGAAAGATTTCTACTATGCAGACGGAACTAAACACTCTCGTGGCAAAGTAAAAGGTGCTGAAGGAGAATGGAAAGACCGCTCCCGCAAGCACCGATACGTTATGATGTTTGATAAGAAGTTGAAACTCTTATG